TGCCGCACAGCGCAAGAGTACGCCAACGTAGTTCATCATGCCCACTGCCCACTGCAATATAATCCAAATTGCTTAGGTCATTCACTGTTGTCAAATAGTATTCTTGCAAGTCCTGTGTGCCTTGCACTTGACTGCCCCAACGCTGGGCCATGAATGTGCTAAGAGACTTTAGCTCATCTGGCTCCAACTTGCTGTAGTAATCGCCACGTCGTAGGTCCACTGCCGACATCACTTGGTCAATGGGCAGTTGATACTTGGCAGTTGATGGTGCTTTCTTTTTGGTAGCCATACTGTATTTTAAAACCAAATCTTGTTTAAGTCAAGTACTTCTGGAATTTTATTTGTTTCTTTTAAGAAGAAAGCACACATAGGTTCGTTGCCCTTTTCTAGTGGCACAGCCAACAGGTGTCCAAACTTTAATTTTGGTACATACCATTTTACTTCTTGGTAGATGTTGATAACTTCTACACGTTGCCACTCTGGCTTGTACCCATTGATAGGGTTAAACACAAAAGTACTGAAGCCACGATCATTGATACTCATTACATTGATAACTTCCGGTTCGCCATGATCCGGTTCTCCAATGACCAATGACCAATCTAGCGGAACTTTGACTTCTGTTTTGCCAATGCGTAGCACTGCGGCTGGACAACTAAAACTTTCTAAGAATACAAGTGGTACAAAGATGTAGTCCACGTCTGCTGGATTTGAGTAATCCAATACCCCATACCGCAAGTCTTCATCAATCTCTTCTGGTAAACGATCTAAGTCATATGACCGATTGTCAACTGTTAATATATTCATTTGTAAGTAACCTTTTCTGTTTGGTATGGATAGTTTGCATCCGTGTAAAATTGTTTACGCTTGGTCAGGTGACGCTTGGCAAATTTTGCTGTGCTGGTTATGTCCCAGATTTGGACAAAGTCTTTGTCTTGCGCTTTTCTAATGCCTCGCCCAATTGACTGTATAACGCGGACAAAGCTCTTTCCGGGCTCCACAAGAACCAAATTAAAAATACGAGGGATATTAATACCCACAGCGGCCACACCATAAGTCGCCACAATAATCTTGTTGTCAGCAATTGTAATTTCATCATACTCGTCCTTTCGATCTTTGCTTTTCATTGCGCCACTAACAAAGACACTGTCAGGCAGTCGCTCTACCAACATCTTGCCCGATGCAATACGATCAACAAGTACTAGGGTATTGCCAGCCAAGCTGATGGTGTTGATTGTGTTTGCTAAATGATCCATTCGCTTTTCATTGGATGTCAAATATGTCAATTCTTCTTGGTACGTTTTGTACTCTACCTTGTCATCGAACTGTAGTACCTTAACATGACAATTTGACAGTACGCCAATGTCTTGCAACTCGCTTGCTTGCAATCTGTGAAGCACTTCGCCTAAGCTGGCAATAAGGCTGACATATTCATGTTCTTCTTTGGGTATAGTACCTGTAAGCCCCCAACGGATTGGGATATGTGCGAAAGGGCCTGTTAGCATTGTACGAAGTACATCTGCCTTGGCCATGTGTACTTCATCAACAATGACTGCAATTAAGTCATCGGTAATTGCTTCCATACCAATGGCACTGATACCTTCTTTGTTACGTTTGATCAGGCTGTTGATACTTTGCCATGTTGCAATGGTATGAGTATGTCCAAGATCCTTCTCATCACCAAAAAATACACCAACATCCAATCCCATGTTAACATAGTCTGCATGTGTTTGGCGTACTAAATCTTTGTTGGGTACAATAACAAGAGTGCGTCCAAACGGTTCACAGCACAAGCTCATTGAAGCTGTCATTAGTGTCTTGCCAGCACCTGTTGCAATCTCTTGAACACCATGTGGATTAGCAAGAAAGCGATTGATACACTCTACTTGATAATCACGAATCTTAATTGGCTGACCTTCTGCTGGGTGTCCTTTAGGCCAAAGTATGTGACTAAACGTGTCTTCGGTAACTTCTGTAAAATTGATATTCCAGTTGGTACGTTTGTCATCAATTTCAATCTGCCAACCTTCTTCGTCAAGAATAGGTAGTACTCTATCTAGTAAGTTTAGATAGGTGGCGCCTGCTGTTGTAAAGAATCCAATCTTGCCATCCCACCTTCCCAATCGAAAAGCAGGTACATGATATGCATGCGGTAGCATATACTTTAATTTGGTTTCACATTTGCGACGAGTGCTTGGATCAAGGTCATGGAACTTGATATTGACTTCGTCTTTAATTTCTAATCTGGTTATTCCGGGCATGTTCTAGTATAACACTTTTGTAGGAGTATGTCTATTCATTTGTAAAATACTTATAGTAAAACCACCGGTTTTTAAAAAGCAATTTAGCCATAATGCAGAAAAAAGAACAGACTCCGAAGAGTCTGTTCCACCGACATCCATCCACGCAAATAGTCAGCTGTCGGTAAACTGTTAATCTCCGTGCTTCATGAGATATCGATTAGAAATAGTCTTGAACGATACTGGCCGTTCGTGACACTTGAATACAAGGCCTTCGCGTTCGCAACCAATCTGGCCCATTACACTTTTGCCTTCGGCAAACTTCAATATTTGTTCCATATTGATAATACCAAGTGTGTCAGTTAAGCGAGCAGAGTATGCCAGCACAGGACAGTGGTTCAATCTAAACACTGCAACAAACGCCTTGCGTTCGGCAGGGGTATAGTAACGACCTGCATCAATGTCGTAAATGTCGTACACAAGAAAATCTTGATCACGCATTTGGTAAATGTTGCCTTGAATGCCGTTGCCAACAAGCTCACCTTGGATAGCAAGATTGCCACCTGCCATCTTTAACTTTTCTTCAAGATCATACTTGAGTGCGGCACGCCATAGTGAGTTGTCTTCATTGCGCTTTAGGTCAAGGTTGCGTGAGCACACACCTACTTCGCCGTCAATAACATAAACAGTCATTGACGAACCTTCTAGCTTTTCGGTAACTTCCCAATGTAAAGCATCTTCAGCCAGCCACTCAGACAGTTCTGACTTCAAGTTTTGAATACGCTCTTGATCAGTCTTGGGAATCACCGAAGGGAACATGCCTTTAACTTCGCCTGCAAGTGCCGCTGGGACTGGTGCTTCATACTTGGCAATACCCAGTATCGACGAAACATCAAAAGGTTCGTTTGTTGCCAAACGAGTTTTATGAAATTCATCAACCACCCGAGGAAAGTTCCAGTAGTTGAGCAACAGGCCTTGTGACAGTTGTCCGCGAAGCTTCATTGTACGCAAACGATTACCTGCTACACCTTCAAACTCATTGAGACGATCGCCCTTTTGCAAGAATGGTGCTACTGCGATTGGAATCCAAGAATCAATTTCACAGTAGACAGCTACATCACCTGCTTTGAATTCGCCCTTCTTAATAACCACAGTCCAACCACCAACCACTGCACATTCAATTGCGTCAGCATCTGGTATTGGACGTACTTCATCGATCTTGCGGATGGTTGCCATCTTACGCATATTATTTCCTTAACTAACGGGTCTTATTGACATTGCCCGTTTTGGTAACTTAGGCGGCTCGCTTCATAACAGTGGTCTCTGCCAAACGCTTCCACTTGTCGTTGCCGGGACCGCACATCTTCTTCAAGTCTGCAATCTTGATAACTGTACGCAGGCTCAGCTCACGAAGCTTGTCTTTGTTCTCATCCACGTACTCATACAGTTCTTGCTTGGCACCTTCTTCAAACTCGTAGTGGTCCAACATACCGTCCATCATAATTTGCTTGATACGCAACATCTTGTCACGTGAAGTGTCAAGTGTCAGATCCAAATAGTGGCAACGACTTTCCAATGCACCCAAGTGATCCTTCAGCTTTGCACTTTTAACATTCTCAAATTTAATGTTGGTGATAAAGATTGCACTGCCTTTGAACTCGAAGCGATCTGGCACACCTTCTTGACGCAACATGCGGCTGTCAGTGTTCCAGCAAATTGTACGCTTCTTAGAGCTGTCCAATGCGGCTTTCAAGATGTTGAGCGATAGCTCGTCCATCAGCACACTGTCACAGTCGTCAAACACCAGTACGTT